CACTTACCGCACGTCGATCCCGACTGGTTCGTGGCGCATGATCAACACCGGCACGCCGTCGAGCAAGAGCACGACCGCGCAGGACCGCGTGTCCATCGGCGAATTGACCGATTATTCGGTCGTCGACCGCACGCTCGCCGAGCGCACCGGCAACACCGAGAAGTTCCGGCGCTCCGAGGATGTCGCGTTCCTCGAAGGCATGGGCCAGACCATCGAGTTCACGATGCTCTACGGCAACACCGCCACCAACCCGGCGGCGTTTCAGGGCCTCTCGACCTTCTACAACTCGGTCAACACAGCCAACACGCAGAACGCGGCCAACGTGTTCGACGGCGGCGGTACTGGATCGTCCAACACGTCGCTCTGGTGGCTCGGCCTCGGGCCGGAGACCATCTTCTGCGTCTACCCGGAAGACTCCCACGCCGGCCTCGACTTCGAGGACAAGTCGGACGTCCGCGCCGCCTACGACTCGCTGGGCAACCAGTACGAGGCGTTCACCGGCTTCTTCCGCCAGCAGATCGGCCTTTGCCCGAAGGACTGGCGCTACGGCGGGCGCATCGCCAACATCGACGTCACCACGGCGGGCCTCGCCGGGCCGAACGCGCTCGACATCTTCGCGACCCTCGCCGAGATGCAGTTCTTCTTCCCATCGCTCACCAGCGACACGTCCGGCATCACCGAGACTGACGACCCCGAGGGCGACCCCGGCGTGCGCCATCGCATCTTCGTCAACCGCACGCTCGGCCACTGGATGCAGGTTCAGGCCATGCGCAACCGCAACGTGCTGATGAGCCCCGACCAGTACGCGGGCGTCGCCGTCATGAAGTGGCGGGATATCCCGATCGACATCTCGGACCAAATTCTCAACACCGAAAGCCGACTGACCTGATCGCGCAGGCGAAGGAGAAATCTCATGGAAATCGACGGCCTTCTTCAATTTGTGCCATTCGGCGCCCCCCTCTCCCTCGCCAACACGGCGGCGGGCGCGGGCGTCGCCTCGAACGTCATCGACCTCACCGGCGCCGGCGTCGGCGTGGCCCCCCCGAACATCATCGGCACGCGATCCGTGTTCGGAACGGACCTCGGCATCGGCCGGCAGAAGACGCAGTTGCTCTGCACCACCGGCACGGCGTTCACGACCGGCTCGTCCGCGACGCTGAATATCCAGTTTCAGGCGGCTGTCGATCAAGGCTCCGGCGGCAATTATCAGCCGGGAACGTGGATCACGCTGGTTGAGAGCGGCTACATGTCGGCGGCCAACCTCGGCGCGTCCAAGACGGTCGCCCGGTTCGACTACCCGCCGTCGTTCCCGTTCGGCACGCTGCCGCGCTATCTGCGGCTGTTGTTCCAGATTTTGACCGGCACGACGTTCACCGCCGGAACCATCGCCTTCGCCATGCCGACCACGGCTCGCGACGACGTGAACTTTGGCGCGAAGAACTTCGCCCTCGCGTAAGGAACGAGTTCATGGGTGAGCCGATCAAGCCGAACCGGGCCGAAAACCCGGTTCCTATTACCGAGACGCCGGAGTTCAAGCACGCGGTCGCCGAGGCCGCGCGCGTCGCCGCTGCCGAAGCCACGGCGGCGGCCATCGCGCACTTCGCGTCGTCCAGGAGCGACGCTGAGCCGACCGGCGACGCGCAGGACTTGCTGCGCGGGCTGGCGCTCGCCATCGCCGAAATGTCGCATCAGGGCGACAAGCGCGACAAGCCCGTCGATCCGAAGGTCATGGCCGAGAGGCGCATGGCGCAGGACCGTATGGATGCGCTGATCCGCGAAGCCGTCGCGCTGCCGAAGGGCGACCCGCGCCGGCCGAAGTGGAAATGCCGCTCCAAGGTTGTGCTGGCCGACCACATCATCGACCCATGGAAGCGCGATCCGGCGACCAAGAAGGCGGTTCCGGTCGAGTTCCGTTGGTGCCTTGAGCCGAATGACGCGATGATCCCGCTCAACGAGATGGCCGAGCGCATCTACGCCGAGTTCCGCGGCTCGCGCGGCAACAAATACGGCAAGGATGGATACGGAAAAAACGAGGTCCGTCGTGAGGCGTGGCTTACCGACGGCGGCCTGTTGATCGAAGGAGCGCCGCCCGCGCGCCGCGAAATCAGGTTCGACGAAACCGTAGCCAACGCGCTCGACATCGAGGCCGACCCGTTCGACCCGAACGCCACGCACGTCCGCGTGCTTGGCACGTCGCACCCGCCCGCGCGCCAATACAACGCCGATAACCCGGTCTGATCGAACATGGGCATCCCCGCCGTCCAGAACATTGACGCCGCAGGCCTCCCGAATGCGGGCGATCAGGCCAGCGTCGTTGTGTCCGGAGTGCTGTCGGCGGTCGGCCCCGGCGATGCGTTCGCGTTTCGCGGCCCGATGAACTGGTCAATCTGGGCTTCGATCGCCAACATAGCGTTCACCACGACGGCGGGCTCGGCGGCGGCCTCCGTGTCGAGCGGAACCGGCCTGGCGATTGGCGGCGCGATCAACTCCAAGAATATCCCCGCCGGCACGACTTGGAAGACCTTCGCCGGAACGTCCGGCACGCTGGCGCTGCCCGCGCTAGCGATCCAAGCGACGAACCTTTCGACCTACGCCGCGTTCGTCACGCTGCCCCCCGGATCGAACGTCGCGCAATTGCTCGGTGCGACCGTCACCGTGCCGTCGACCAACGAGCAAACGACGCTGCCGGCCAATACGACCGTGGTTGCTATCACCCAGCTTGACATCCCGGCGACTTCGACCTCGCCAGGCCAGCCGGGCGTCGTGCAACTTTCCGCCGCGCCGACGGCGGTTCCCCCCGATCCGAATCCGCGCTTCCTGCGGTTCGCGCTGGCCGCCAACGCCGTCTCGGCGGGTGTGGATGCGGCGGCTGTGTTCACCGGAGCCAGCGTCGTGTTCGTCGCGACCGTGCAGATCGAGCGCAGCTTTGACGGCGGCCTGACTTGGATCATTTGTAACCAGGGCGGCGGCGGCGCGCTGGCGCAATACACCGCCGGGACGCCAGTTTCGTTAGTGTTCGGCGAACCGGAAAAGAATGTGCTATATCGCCCGAACTGCATCGCCTACACGTCCGGCGTCATAAATTATCGTGTGAGCCAGACCGGCGGCGCGAACGAATCGCTGGCCATCGGCCCGCTATCAGGAGGCTGACAAATGGCTGCTCCCGTCACTTGGACCACCGGCGTTTTGACCGTCCCCGGCCAGATCGGATATTTCATGTTCGACAACGGCGGCCCGCAGGCTGTCCGCATAAAATATTCCGCCGGATCGTTCGTGGCGAACGGAGCCTCGACCGTCACCATCGCCGACGTCAACGTCACCGCGACGTCGGACATCAACATCACGCTGAAAACCGTCGGCGGCACGGTCGGCGCGGTTCCGGCGATCACGACGATTACGCCCGGCACCGGCTTCACCATCGTAGCCACGGCGAGCGATACGAGCACTTACAACTATTCGATCACGGGCTGAGGAGGCCAGAATGAAGAACTTGCTCAAAGGTTTCGTCATCGGCCTCGCTCTGCTGGGCTTCGCCAACGCTGTCTCGGCGCAGGTCGTTTCGCCGCTTGTGCCGTCCATGCACCAGAACGACACCGTGCAGGTCAACCCCTACGGGGCGCCGTCCGCGCAGAGCCAATTCGCGCCCCCTGGCGCGATTGCGGGCGTCGATCAATATTCCTATCAGGTGCCGCTGACGGCGTTTTCGATCACGGTCCCGGTCTACGTTGCGGAACTCTATCTGAACCCGGCCGGCACGCTCGCGACCGGCACGCTGACTCTGATGGCGGCCCCTTCGGACGGCCAGCGGTTCTGCCTGGAGGACTCGCAGACGCAGACCGCGATCACGATCTCGGCCAACACCGGGCAGACGCTTACGTCCGGGACCTATGGCTTGGCGACGCCGACCGCGCTGGTCGCGAACACGCGCTATTGCTGGCGCTATTTCGGTTCGCAGGCGGCCTGGGTCCGCACGCTGTAATGCCCGCCGTCAGCGAAGCGCAGCGGCGGCTCATGTTCGCCGCCGCGGCAAAAAAGGGGGGCGCGGGCGGCGTCCCTCAAAGCGTCGGCAAAGAGTTCGCGAACGCCGACCCCGGCGGCAAGCTGCCGGAGAAGAAAAAGAGCAAGTCGCTCTACCGCGAGAAATCCTGATGGCGTCCCTCACGGTCGCCGACGCCGCATCAAGGGCTGGACCGATGAGCGAAGCCAAGAAGCCGCCGAAACGCTGGAAGCCAAAGACGGCGCAGGCCCCAGCCGCGTACGAGGCCGCACAGGGCGATGAGAGCGAAAGCCGCGACACTGGCGCGCTCTCGCGTCCTTTCAGTTCAGTGAAGGCCGCCGCTGGCCGTCACAATCTCTATCGGCAAAGGTGAAGATCATGGCACGAGGTTCACTCTACGGCGGCGGCGAGCGCGAAGAAAAGAAGCCCGAAAAGCGCGAGGAAAAGAAGCCTGAGAAAAAGGCCGAGGGCGGCGAAGGCGAAATCGGCGAAATGAAGTCGATGCACGAGCGCCACATCGAGGCGACCAAGCACATGCACGAGCGTCACCGCACGGAGCATCGCGACATGCACGGCAACCACAAGGCCGAGCGTGACCAGATGCACTCGCGGCACGTCAAGGAAATGCAGGACATGCAGGCCGCGCAGCAGGCCGAGATGGCCGGCCCGCAGGAAGGTGCGCCTCCCGAAGGCGGCGCTCCCGGCGGCGCTCCGCCTCCCCCCGGAGGCGCGCCTGGCGCTCCCGGCGGCGCACCGGGGATGTGACGATGGGCAAACTCGTCGATATGGAGATGGACGACGAACGGCAGTTGGATCATCCCATGCCGTTCGATCTGCCGGAGCGCGCCCGTTATCCCTATGGGCTGCGCATTTGCCTGTGCGACGAGGAGCTGACGAAACTCGGCCTCGACGCCGATTGCGACGAGGGCGACTACCTCGACATTCGCGCGTTCGCCACCGTGATCTCTGTCCACAAAGAGAACGGAGCGAACCGCGTCGAGTTGCAGCTCGAGAAGATGTCGGTCGAGAATGAGAGCCACGAATCCCCCGACGACGAAAACGAGGAATCATGACATGCCGCACTTCCAGAACCAGCACGAGGACCGCTCGCCCAAGGGCGTGTTCCTGACCGACGAGCAGTTCAACAAGCTGGTGGAGCTTCTGACGCCCGGTCACGACCTCGCGAAGCTCTATATCGCGCAGATCGCCGCCATGCCGGTTGAGCCCCCGCCCCCGCCGAGCGACGCCGGAACCGAGTAATCAACCTACCTGTTTGGAGACGGCCATGCGATTTCCGCGCCTTTGGGTGTTCTTAGTCGCCCTAGTCGCGGCGTCGCCTGCTCTTGCTCAGTCGTCTCTTTTGCAAGCAGGCCCTGTCACGCCCGGCCATCAGCCGATGTATTCCGGCTCCGGCTCTAGTCAGCCCCTTGTGCAGGACGGCGGCGGTTCCGGCGGCGGCGGTCTCAAGGCGAACCCCGGCGAGATTGGGATAACCTCGCGCAGTCCGACCAATACCTATCCTTCCGCTAATTCCGGCCACGGCCCCAACGGCGAACACGCCTGCCTGTATGACGCCCCTACCAACAATGCGACGGGCTACCACTATTTCTGTATGGACCCAAACGCGGCCGGCGGCGGCCTCATGTCCTATGGAAAGGGCGGCCTCGCGACGGCGCTCCCGTTTACGTTCATCCTCAACGGCGTCCCCTACAGCTTTCCGTTCACCGCCGGCTCCGGCGTGGTCGGGCCGAGCACAACTACGGTAGGCGACCTCGCTGTATGGAATAACACGAGTGGGACGCTTCTCGCGGACGGAGGCCCGCTCGTATTCTCGTCCATTCCCGGCAATCTTCCGTCCACGAAAATGCCCGCGCTGACCGGCGACGTCACGTCCACCGCAGGCACAGTGGCGACGACCATTGCGAGCGGCGCGGTCACGTCAGGCAAGATGGCCAGCGGCGCGGCGGCGGCGAACGTGGGGACGCTGACCGGAGACCTTGCTGGCTCAACTCTTCCGGCGACCACGATCTCGGCCGGCGCTGTGACGGGATCGAAGATTGCCGCCAACACAATTGGCGACGGCAATATCGCCGCCAATGCAATAGCCTACGACAGTCTGGCCCAATCCGCTGGAAACACAGTGGTCGGCAACGCCTCCGGCGTGACGGCGAACAAGGCCGACGTGTCGGTGCCCTCGTGCTCGTCATCTTCCCAGTTACTTCAATGGGTCACAAACGTTGGGTTTCAGTGCGCGAGCATCCCAAACGGCTTTATCACGCCCTGGGCGATCACCGGCGGACTTCCTTCGGGCATGTCGGGGACTAGCACCACCGCCGTCATGACGATCTCCGCTCTCTCGGCGGCGGACCAAAGCAACACCGTTTATATCGGCTGGACCCTCTCGAAGTCGTGGACCGTGACCAACGGCAACGCGATCAACGGCTCGGCCGATGGAACGACGCTGACGGCGTCGGCGACGTATCACATGTACGACTGCCACGGCACATCAGGCGACGGCTCCTACGCCTCGCGCACCGCGCCGGGAACGTTCCTGCCGGCTAACTGCCCATCCGGTTATCAGGCCTACACGCGTCGGATATTCAGCTTCACGACGAGCGGAGCGGGCGCGCCGAATCCATACACCGCCGACGAGGTGGCGGGCGGCTCGGTACAGGCGTGGCTCACGACGCCGGTCCTCGACATCAATGGGTTGACGCCGACGACGACGCGGACGCTGTATGCATTAAGCACGCCGACCGGCGTTAAGAACACCTGGACGGGGCGATTCACGCCGCCCGGAGCGGCGTCGGGGGCGTGTAATCTAGTCTCCCCCGACGAACCGGACCTCGCGCCGTCGCCGACGACCAACGCGGGCGCCGACGTGTCGGCGGGCAGCGTAGAGCTAGCATTTCACATGCCGCTCACCGACGCATCCGCGCATCTCGGCGTCCGATGTGCGACTGCCGGATCGAGCATGAACTTGTCGACGGCGGGTTGGGTCGATTTCCGACGTAGCTGAGGTCAATTGCATTTGGGGATAGCGTGCCCAAGCCAAAGATAGCGGACGCCGCGGCGTTCATCTGACGACCGTTATCCGCGCCTATGGTGGTCACAATGGGAATCACTTCAAACGACGTAGCAAACCAGTCGCTTGCCTTGATTGGCGACAATTTGCCGCCCGTTTTAGGCCAGGCTCCGACGTTCGACTCGTCCGCCGCCGGGCAAGCTCTCTCACGCCTCTACCTGCCATGCTACCAGACCGTCGCCAAGCAGCACGGCTGGGATTTCGCGCGCAGTGTGTTCACGCTGGCGCTGACCGGCAACCCCCCGCCGTTGGGTTGGGCCTACGAATATGTCTATCCGGCCGCCGCCATCGAAGTGATGCAGGTGCAACCGCCCGCGCTCGCCGATCCGAATAACCCGCTGCCGCAGAATTGGTCTATCGGCAACACGACGGTCGCAAGCGTGCAGACCAAGGTGATCTGGTCGAGCCTCGCAGGAGCGCAGGCCATCGTGAACAACGCGCCGAGTGAGGCGACTTGGGATGTTGGGTTCCGGGAGGCGATGGTGCGCCTGCTGGCGTCCGAGGTCGCGATGGCGCTCTACGGGCGCCCTGACACGGCGGAATCTTACTTGAACTCCGGCGGCGCGTTTGAGACAATCGCCGAAGGTAGGATGGGATAATGCCTTCGTCGATTCAGACGCCTGCTGATCTCGTGAACATGAGCCTCGCGCGCATCGGCTATAAAATGCCGATTGGCTCGCTCTATGACGGGTCAGAGGCCGCGCGGGTTAGTTTGCGCATTTACGCGCAGACCCGCGACGAACTCCTCCGCCAAGACGATTTCGATTTCGCCGAGCGATCGATCTCCATGACGCTGCTAAAACAAGCCCCGGACGGCGGCTATATCCCGCCCGCCGTGTGGTCGAACGCCTATCCCGCGCTGCCCTATCTGTTCGAATACGCCTATCCTGCGGATTGTCTCAAAGTGCGCGCGATTAAGCCGCAAGCGATCTTTGTCATGGACTTTGATCCGCAGCCGGTCGTTTACACCACGGCGAACGACAATACCTACAATCCTGTGCAGCAGGTAATCCTGTGCAATGTGCCGAACGCGATTATGGTCTATACGGCGCAAGTGACCGATCTGACGGCATGGGATGTCGACACCGTGGAATCGTTCGCGGCGGCGCTAGGGCGGCGGCTCGCGCCGGTGCTGGTGGGTCTCAAGGCGCTGCAACCGCTCGCCGCCGACGAGCAAGCCGCCTTCGGCGTCGCAGAGAAAGAGCAGGGGTAAGCCATGAACTTGCCCGCTGATGTAGCGAACCAGGCCCTTGACGCGATAGGTCTGGATTTCACAATAGGCGACTTGCAAGAAGGAACGAAGCCCGCGCAGGTGCTTTTGCGCGCCTACAGCCAATGCCTTCGTCAGTTGCTTCGCGCTGTACATTGGAATTTTGCTCGCAAGCAAACCCCACTCCTGCTTCTCGCCGACGCCTCCGGTCAGACGCCGGACACGCCCACGCAGGTCATAGCGCCGTGGACCTACGAATACGCCTATCCGAACGACTGCATGAAGGCGCGGTTCGTGCCGTGGTCGCCGACGGGCGGCAATAGCGTGGTCCCGCCCGGCAATATTACGCCGTCGAACCCAACATCTCCGCTTGTCGGCGGCCTCGGTAGCCCGGTCCCCGGCGCGCAGCTTCGTCCCGCGCGCTGGCTCGAAGCCACTGATACGAATTATCCCGCGCAGGCTGGCGCGCTGACGTGGGAAGTGCAGGGCGTGTCGCCGCAAGGCCGCAGCGTAATCCTGACGAACGTGCCGTGCGCATCTATCGTCTATACCGCGCTGATGAATTATCCCTCGAATTGGGATGCGCAGTTTCGCGCGGCGTTCGTCGCCTATCTCGCTTCGGAGATCGCCCTTCCGCTATGGTCGTGGAAGAACAATCCTAAGATGGGTATGGCGATGAGGCAGGACAACATGAAGATCGCGGCTGCGAAGATCATGGCGGCGCGCGTTACCGATGGAAATGAAGGGTGGCACAACAGCGATTTCGTTCCTGACTGGATGCGCTTTCGCAATGTCGGCGGCGGCTACATGGGCGGTTACAGTCAAGCTATCGGCGCGCTCGGCGACGGCGGCTATGGGATGCTCTACAGCGGCTGCGATGCGTGCTGTGGGGTAGGGAACACGAGTGCTTACTGATGGCTGTCGCAATAAGTAAAAACGCATTCACGACAGGAGAAATATCCCCGGCCATGATGGGCCGGCAGGACGTGGATCGCTATCACTCGGCGCTCTCGACGTGCCGCAATTTCTTTGTGTCTTACGTCGGCGGCATCAGCAGCCGCGCTGGAACGGCGTTCGTTGGATACTCGAAGCAGACGGGCCGCGGCTATCCGCCACGACTGATTGAGTTTCAGTTCTCGAATAATCAAGGCCTCGGGCTGGAATTTGGCAACTTTTACATGCGGGCCGTTTCGAATGGGGCATTCGTTACCGAAGTCCCTGTTGGCATATCCGCCATTTCGTTAGCCAATCCAGCGACCATTACCGTCAATAATGTTCTTGGCGTATCGACTGCGACGGCTTTGAATGCTGGTGTCGTCGTTTCCTACAACACAGGCGAAACGATCACGCTCGCGGGCGGAACCTATGTAACGCAGGCGGTGGTGAACGTGACCAATACGGCGGTCTCGTCCGCCTATCCTTCGACGCCCGGCCATGGATACGTCCCCGGCGATACCGTCGTTTTCGCTGGCGGCACGCACTCATCCGCTGCGGGCGGAGCCATCGCGGCGACGCAGGTTTCGGGAACGCCGACGGTAGTCGCGGCGGGATCGGGTGGGACGCCGGGGACTCAGATTGTCACCGGGACCACGGGAACAGGAACGCGATTTCAGCTTTCTGTAACGGTCAGCGGTGGTGGCGCTATTTCTTCCATCAATTCTGTGCTTGTGGCCGGCAGCTACACAACCAACCCAGCCTTGTTGACTGCCGAGCCTGTCACCGGAGGAGGGTTAACCGGAGCTACCGTCAGCATCCTAATGGGAGCCAATGCAATCAGTGTGACATCAGGCGGCGCATACACGGTGAACCCCGCCGCTGGGGCGCTGACGCAGGCCTCGACGAGCGGAAGTGGGACCGGGTTGGTTTGCTCCGGCGTTTTTGCGCCGAACACGGTTTACGTTTCTAACGCGGGACAATACTCGACGCTGCCGACCAATCCCGTGAGTCAGGCGTCGACTAGCGGTTCCGGCGTTGGCGCCAAGTTCAACCTAACATCGACGTCGGTTCCGCCGCCGTTGAACGCGGGAGATTGGATTTATATTTCTGGCGTTGGGGGAGCGACGCCGTTCAATGGAGAGACCTTCGTCATTAATTCTATCGTCTCGAATGTTTTGACGATCTACGACGTTTTCGGCAACCCCGTCGACGCCACGTCTTTCGCCGCTTATACTGGCGGCGGGACCGTCTCGCGCATTTACACGTTGGCGACGCCTTACGCCGAGACTGATCTTCCCTACTTGAAAATCGTTGAGTCTGCGGACGCCATGTCGATCTGCTGCGTGAACACAGCAACCGCGACGGAATACGTCCCTCAAGACCTGACGCGAAATTCGGACACGAATTGGTCGTTTTCTCCAACCGTTCCCGCGCCTTCTGTTCTGCCGCCCGCGACAACATCGGGGGTTTACACGGCTGCGGGGAGCGTCAATTACGAATATGTCGTCACGTCGATCAATCCAGCCGACGGAACAGAGAGCATCGCGTCGCCGATAGCAAAAATCTCGAATGCGGTAGACGTCGCTTCGACGGCTGGGTCGATTACGGTTTCTTGGACTCCGGTTGCGGGCGTGCAAGAATATTATGTCTACAAGGCGCTGCCGGGGTACGGAGCCCCCGTCCAGTCTGGCGCACAATTTGGGTATGCGGGTTTCACTTACGGAAATTCTTTTGTTGATAGCAACATCACGGCGGACTTCTCGCAATCCCCCCCGACGCACGCGAACCCATTCGCGCGCGGCGTCATCACTGGCGCGACGGCGGTTTCCACCGGGACCGGATATACGACAGCGACGTTAAGTATTACGTCGGCGACAGGGACAGGAGGCAATCTCAGCGCGATCATATCCAACGGCGGCGTGACCGGGGCCATCGTTCAGGACGAAGGCATGAATTATAACGCCGGCGACACGATCAGCGTCACCGGAGACGGAACAGGAGCCGCGCTGACGCTTCAAGTAGGACCGCAGTCCGGCACATACCCATCTTTGCCTGCCTATTTCCAAGAGCGGCGCGGCTACGCAAATACGTTGAACAACCCTGACACTTATTTCTTTTCGCAGCCGGGTGCGTTCACTAATTTTGATGTGCGCAATCCGACCATCGCCTCGGACGCCGTCACTGGTTCTCCGTGGGCAGTGCAAGTCAATGGCGTGCAATGGATGATCCAGACTTCGGGCGGCCTGCTCGTGATGACCGGGTTGCGCGCCTGGATGCTGGTTGGCTCTGGCTCGTTTGCGACGAATGTGCAGCCGATCTCTCCCTCGAACCAGAACGACGTGCCGCAGGCGTTCACCGGCTCGTCGCCACTGATTCAGCCTCTTCTCATCAATTTCGATGTGCTCTATGTCGATCCGAACAACGTCTATTATTACGATTTGCCATATCAGCTATACGCGCTGTCGGAGCCGATAGACCTGACCGACGTGTCCGCCCACTTGTTTTCGGGGTACAGCGTCGTCGCAAACGCCTATTGCGAGAAGCCTTACCGGCTTATCTGGTCTGTGCGGAGCGATGGCGCCTTATTGTCGCTCACCTATTACAAGACGCAGAAGGTGCAGGGCTGGGCGCGGCACGACACGCAGGGTCAGTTCGTCGGCTGTTGCTCGGTGCTCGAACCGCCGGTCAACGCGGCCTATTTCGCGACCAAGCGCACGATCGCCGCGAACACAGCCTACATGATCGAGCGCATGGACAATCGCATCTGGTCAACGGCTGAATCGGTCTGGGCTGTCGATTGCGGCCTCTCCTATCCGCAACCGGAGCCGGCTGCGACACTGACCGTTAGCTCGCCGATGGGGCTCGGGAGCTTGACTGGCGCAACGCGGATCGTCGGCGGCTCCGGCTATTCGGCGGCCACAACCGGGACGGTGGTGGATCAGTTTGAGGGGCCAGGCGCGGGAGCCGTTCCTGTGCTGACGTTCGCCGGGGGGGCGCTTACGGGCGTTTCGTTCCCGGTCAGCCAAGGCGCGGCCTATACGCAACCGTTGCTCATTATCAATGATCCCGCCGGCAGCGCGGGCGGCTCCGGCGCGAGCGCACGGCTGATTCTGAACAACGCCACGACGCTGAATGCGTCAGCCCCTGTATTCTCGAACGCCGACATTGGGTCCGTCGTTCGCGCGGCCGGCGGTATCGCGGTCATCACAGCCTTTCAGTCCTCGACACAGGTTATCGCGAACGTCCTCGTCCCATTCGTCGATGTGACATCCGCGTCCGGCGGCCCGCTCGCGCCGATACTTTCCGGCCAGTGGACCAAGACGACGCCGACATCGACCGTCAGTGGGATGCGGCACTTGGTGGGCGCAACCGTGACGGGGCTCGCCGACGGCAACGTGATTCCGCCTACGGTGGTTAGCGCGGTAGGTACAATCACGCTGGCGACGCCGGCCTCCGCCATCGTGGTGGGCCTCGGTTTCCAGGCGCAGGCGCAGGACGTGCCTGTCGACACCGGCGCTCCGACGGTGCAGGGCCAGCGCAAGAAATTGACCGCGACGACGTTGCGGCTCGACGCCTCGCGCGGCGTGAAGGTCGGCTCGAACCAGCGCGACGGATCGTCGTTGAGCCCGCCGCAGATCGCCGTGCCGTGGAAGGACATGAACCCATTGCCAGATAGCGGGCCAGGAACGCCGAATTTCCCGCCGGTTCCCTACAACGCGCTTTGCACGCCGTTGCGCACAGGCGACGTGCGGACGGCGCTCGCGGGCGGCACGGTCACGCCAGGACAGCTTGCGATTCAGCAGGACAACCCTCTGCCTGCGAACGTGGTGGCGATTTACAGTGAACTCTTGAGCGGCGACACGCCGCAAATGCAAGCTCCGCAGAAGCGCGGCGGAGGCGGCCAATGACCCCGCGCTTCGAGATCGTGGAGGCCAAGCGGTTTCATTGCGGGCAGATGGCGCGCGTGATGCGCCGAGACTATCTCGCGGCGCTGCTGACCGCCGCCGCGAAGCCGCACCACGAATTGATCGACTGCTTTGAGCAATCCGCTTTTCGCAAGGCGTGGCTGATCGACGGCAAAGTGGCGGCGGTCGGCGGCGTGACCGGCACGCTGATGAACGGTGAGGGCATGGTCTGGCTGGCGCTGTCCGAGGAAGCGACCCGCCATCCCAAAGCTGTGATCGTCGAAGCGCGCCGCCAGATTGCCGGACTGATGCGAACCCGGCGCGAACTGCGCGCGTCGATCTTCGAGGGCGACGAGGCGTCGCTGCGGCTGGCGATCTTTCTCGGCTTTCAAGCTATCGGCTGTCTTTGGGAAGGCCCGGCGGAAACCCGCGAGGGTCGGCAATTGCTCGCGCGCGAAATCGCGGGTAATGCTGATTTGAGAATTACAGTAGGGACCAGCTTCATGATCCCGATGGCCTATCGATCGGAGGCGGACTGAATGGCGATCCTCGCTGCCGCCGCCCCGGTTCTGGGCTTGATCGGAACCGCCGTCTCGGCCGGCGGCTCGGTGCTGGGCGGTATCGCGGCAGGCAACGCCGCGTCCTACCAGGCGCAGGTGGCGCAGAACAACGCGCAGATCGCCAAGCAGAACGCCACCTACGCGCTGCAAGCCGGGCAGGCGAAGCAGGAGCAGGCCGGACTGAAAGCCGCCGAGGAGGGCGGCATGGTCAAGACGGCGCTCGCCGCGAACAACGTGGACGTGAATACCGGCTCGGCGAAAGATGTCGAATCCGGGACGCGCGAGAAGGGCCAGTTGGACCAGGAGACCATAGCGAACAACGCCGAGCTGCAGGCCTATGGCTATCAGACCCAGGCGACCGGCTTCGAGGCGCAGGCCGGGCTCGACCAGGCGACAGCGGCCGAAGCTCCCATCGGGGCGGCGATAGGCGCTACCGGAAGCATGTTGTCCGGCGCGTCAGCCATCGGCTTCAAGGGGCTGAACTGGACTGGCGCGGCGGCCCCGGCGGCGAACGGCGCTATTGGCTCTGATTATGTCGCGAGTGGCGGGGTTGGTATCTGATGGCCCAAGTCCCTTACGCCGGAGGCGCGGACGACGTTCAGCCGGATGCCCGTCCGCCCGACGACTACCAGCACATCGAGGCCAATCCGTCATCCTTCGGTGGAGCGATTGCGCAGGGCGCGGAAAAGGCTGGCGCTGGCGCGGTCGATCTCAGCAAGTTTTGGGGCCACGTCCAAGCGGACGACGCCTCGAACAATGCGCAGAAGGAAGCATCGGACTTCGCCGAGCATATTCGCTCGTTGCAGGGACAGGACGCCCTTGACGCGCAGAAGAGCGCGAACACGACGCTTGACAGCATTTACGCGAAATATCGCAACCAACTCGGGACTCCCGATCAGCAGCATTTTTTTGACAACCAGAACCGCCCGTTCTTTGACCGATACATTCGCGGGCAGTTGAACACGACGTTTATTGATGCAGGGCGGCAGTTCGCGACTAAGACAGCAGACGCCGGAATCGAAGTCGCGCACTCGATGGCGGCCACGGCGGGGTCTGACGGAAATTGGGCGACAGTCGAAGTTTCCTATCACAAGGCGCTGTCGGGCGAGATCAAGAAGCTGCAAAGCGCCGGTATGGAGGCCGACCCCGACTCAATCGCGGCAGCGAAGGATAAAGCGGCTCTCGTCTACAAATCCGGCCTTGAAGGAATGGCGACGAAAGACCCTGACGGGGCGTTCGCCAAGCTGGATGACCCGAAACTGAAAACCGCACTTGGCTCGAACTATGACGCCACAGCAAAGAGCGTGCGCGATAGTGTCGCCCGCTCCTATATCTCGAAGGCCGACACAATTGAGGTCAACGACCCGACGAAGGCGGAAGCGTTTGTGCGCGCCAACGAGGCGAAATTCGGCGTCGCGTTTGGCGCGGCGCTCGACAAGGCGCACCAGGCGGCGGACCGCGCTGTCGGCAAAGGCGGCGGCAATGCTTCTTGGGACGCGGCGGGGAGCGGCCCGCCCAAGACGACGCCGGTTTCCTCGAACGCCCAAGTCTACGGCGACAGCCTCGGCGAAGGCGTAAAAACAGCCTACGGGCTGTCGGGTGACACAAAAGTCGGGCGCACGCCGCAGCAGGTTTACGATGTCTTGCACGCGCTCCCTGACGGCTCCCTTGCTGGGAAGCCGGTTGTCATCTCCACAGGGCTGTCAAACAGCCCAAAGGACGTCGGTTACGCTTTCTCTCAAATCAGCGAGGCGATCAAGAAGGGCGCGAAACCGTCAGACATCACGGTGATGGGCGTTGGTGATCGGGCTGATTTTGCCGGGCTGAACGACAGGATCAAAAAATTTGCAAATGAAACCGGCGCGAAGTTTCAACCTGTCGACCCGTCGAAATTGTCGCCAGACCGTGTTCATCCGGCGAGCTACAGTGGGCTATTGGGCGACGTAGCCCCGGCAGCGGCAAGCGGCAAGAAGTATTCCGGCGATGATCTCTATCCCGCTTTCCACGGCCAAGAATCCGGCGGCGGCAAGAACACGACGACGAGCGTCGATAATGCGCACGGCGACATGCAGATCATCCCCGACACATTCAATCGGTTCGCCAAGCCGGGGGAGACGATTGACAACCCCGAGGACAACAAGCGCGTCGGCCACCGCATCCTTGAATATTACTCGCAGAAATATAACGGCGACGCCGCACGAGTGGCGGTCGCTTATTTCTCCGGCGAGGGGAACGTCGCGCCGCCCGGCTCGGCGACGCCGTGGAAAGAGAACCGCCACGACGGGCAAGGCACATTCGTCTCGCAATATGTGAATGGCATCTTGGGGCGGCTGGGCGCGCCCGGCGTCGCCGCCACAACGCAGCCTCTTGGTCATGGCTCCCTGTCGGCGAGCGGGACGATGGCGCGGCCCGGCTGGGAGGACGCCGCGCCGTCGGCCGAGCCAGAATCCCTCGAAACGGTCAAGCCGACCGACGCCGCGCTCACTACATCTCCGCCTGCCGCGTTGACGCCTCCCGCGCCGCCGCAGACGCCCGAGGATGTGGTGAACGCGATCTACGACCGCCAGTCGGCGGCGATGCAACATTTGCAGGGCATGGGTCTGACGCCAGAGCAGATGATCGAGGGCGAGCGCCAGATCACACAACGCGCGGCGTTCGAGATCGCGGCGGCCGGCGAGCAGCAACGCGCCGTGGCCGCGCGCGAGAAAGAGGCGACAGACGACGTTCTCGGGACTGCGCGCAAGGAAAGTTACACGGCGGCCTATGCGAAATTGAACGCGCTAATGGCCGACCCGCGCCGGCCGCTATCGGAAAAGGCATTCGACACGTTGAGCGACGTTCTTGAGCGCCGATCCGGCAACCCTAACCCGATCAGCTACGGCTCGGAATACGCCGACGCGCTCAAGAACATCGTCGAGCCCAAGAGTGAGACTGATCGGATCAGCGATCCGCGCGACATCTTGAAGATGGAAGCCGACGGAAAGTTGACGGCCAAGGGCTCAGACCATTTGCTCGGCGTCCTCGACAAGACGAAGAAATCCACGAGCGAACTCGGGATGCAACAACGTGAGGCTGGCGTTCTAAGCTACGCGAAGGACTATCTCGATAAGAGCGTGAACGAGCCTTATTACCAGGTGAAAGACCCGGAAGGTAAGGGCATCTACGAATTGAAGTTCCTCAACATGTTCTATGGGCAGTTGGATGATTGGCGCAACGCTAACAAGAACATGGCGGACTTCCCGCTGTTTGATCAGAAAAAGCTGGACCAAATGCTCACGATATTGAGGCCCCGCGCGAAGATCAACGAATTTCAGATCGGCGCGGGCGGGCAGGAAGCGCCTGACGCGCCACTTCCTCCACCGCCTGCAAATGTCGCTCCGGCGGCGTGGCAGTCTTACGTCACAAAGCCGCCCAGCGTCGGCGGGAAACCGATCACGCACACACAATGGGCTAATGTGCTTAGTATTTTGTCGGAGAGCCCGACGAACGCGACGATGCAATATTTCGACAAACACTTCGGCCCGGCAGGCTTCTCGGCGGAGCGGACCGTGCGCGATCTGCGCGGGAGCCTTGTCGGCAAGCCTGAAAACGTGGGAAATGAGCCGCCGAAACAGGATGCGCTAGCCCCGGTGTTCAACACGACAATGGGGATTTCGCCGTAATGGCCGATGCCGATGGTCAAGTTGCCGATCCGTTTGCGGGCGTCTTAGGCGGCGGCGACCAGCCGCTGCGCTATCAGGCCGCGCCGCCGCCTGCCGATGACGAGAACGACCCGTTCGCGAAACTGCTGAATGGCCAGACCGTCGACCCGACAGGCTCATCAACGTCCGGCGCGTTCACGCGAGGCGCGGCGCGCGGCGCGCTCCCGGCGGCGGGCGGTCTCGCTGGCGCAGGAGCGGGCGCGGCCTACGGCGCGGCGGCGGGCGCTCTGGTCCCAGGCCTCGGCGAAACCGGCATTTCCGAATTGGTCGGCGGCGTTGCTGGCGGCTTGATCGGCGGGTTCGGCGGATCGTTCGCGGCTGAGAAGGCTCAGGATTACGGCCTGTCGAAGCTGCCGGATTCGTGGGTGGAGTCGATAGGCCAAGACGAGCGCCAGCAGCGCCTCGACCAAGAGCAGCACCCCTACGCGACATTTCTCGGCGGCATGGCTCCGTTCGAGCTGACGATGAAACCGGGCGGTTTTTCAGCGGCGGCGAAACTGCCGGAGAACTCGACCGCGCTCCAACGTCTAATGGTCAATCCGGCGACGCAGCGGCTATTCAGCGGCGCGTTGATGGGCGGCATGGAGTTGGGGCAAGAGGCGGCCGAGGGCGACGTCGATTGGAACAAGGTCGCGATCTCGACCGGCTTCGGTCTGGTGTTCAACAAGCCAAATCGCTTCGGAGAGGCCATAGAGGGCATCATTCCGCGCTTGCTCGGGCGAACTACCGCACATGACGTGATGGGGCTGAAACCCCAAGAACCGCCATTCGAGGAACAAGGTCA